TATTGCAAAAAAAGTTATGCGGGGGGTGATAATAATATAGAAAGAACGCAAGCGCGCAGGCGCGCCCCCGCCCCCCCCATGTGCGTGCGTTGCGTGCGTCTTTTTATAGCGTAAATTAGGGTCGCAATTCTTGTTAGTAATTGCAAGGTGTGCATAAATACAGAGATTGCGTGGTTTAGCTTGGCAAGATTGCAAGATTGGCAAGCAATTGGATAAACTCGCAAGAATGTAATTACGTTGCCGGATCAATTATGCACTTAGTGTAGATACATATTGCGTGTACTTTATTTTTCTTGCTCGGAGTCGGAATGCTTTTTTTGACGTACTAACGTACTGACGTACTGACGTCACATGCTTCTCGCACCACATGATTTCTTGCTACGTGTTTGCAAGGATCACCATGTGACAAGTTTGTAAGATTGCGTAAAAGTTTTTTTGCATGTTGCATTGCCCCGTGAACCGGGGGCACGCTTGCATGTAGCATGTATAAAAGGATTTAAGCTTTTATTAGTTGTGTTACGATTAACTACAAAATAAGTTGACAAGATGCAGTAATTGTATTTTAGTGTATTCCATGCAAGCGAGATAGCTTGTTATTATTAACTCAAAATTCTTACTACATATGAAAAATCAATATGACTCAGTACATGATTACGTTACCACACGCCTTGAGGAAGGATATGGTAAGGAGACTAATGCATCTGATTTGCACCATCACTTATGCAATGAAGATTACTTTATTATAGGCACTTACAAGGCAAAGGAATTTCTTGGTTCAAGTGCATTTGATATTATTCAAAAGATAAAAGAGTATGAACAAGACAACTTTGGAGCATGCACAACAGATTTGAGTGATCCTGAAAAAGTTGCAAATATGTTTGCTTATATTGTAGGGGAAGAAATTCTTCGAGAAAGTGATCATTTAAAAGATTGTTGGAATAATAATCTTACAGATGAAGATCATGCTCAAATCACTTTAGAAATTGCAAGTGTCAACATAGCTAAAGTTTACAACTCCAATTAAACTACAAACAGCTAAATTTAAATACTATGCAATACGACATTTCAATCATATTACTCGCACCATACGCCATTGTTGGCGCTTGGATAGCAATACAAGCAATACTTACAAGAAAGAACTAATTATGAAAAATTATCAAGAATCACTAGCACGAATTGATGAATACAATGGAGACGAAAATCATTACTTACTTATTTGGGACGATCCAATGGTAATGGAGATACGCAATGAGAAGCAACTAAGGAGCATGTTTGATGCATGTAAAGAACATGAAAATGACGATTGGTTATTATGTGGAGAAAGGCGAACATATGATGAGTCTATTTGCAAAAATATTGATGAGATTATTGCGCATCTAAACAAAGAGAAAGAGGTTGCAATCGGAGAAATGCGTGATCCATCACCACAATCTGTAACAGATGAAAATGGATATGTGCGTATTCGCAGAATTTATAACAATGGAGAGTAAAGGGAAACTAGCATGATATTATTCATAGAATTAACAAAGGAACAACATCCATTCACAAAGCAATTACATTACCGAGCAAAGGCTACAAATAGTGTTCGAGAGTGGTTAGGTGACGGTATTGATGGAAACAGACAACAAGCAATTTCTAAGTGTTTTGTTAAGTACGAGAAACAAGGCTATTCAACCTATTACATACTGAAAGGATAACTAGCATGAATACATTTTGCATAGGAAAATATCCTATTGGCACGCAATACATGCCAATAAGAAAGAATACATATGTATGCACCATTACAGACATATATAAGACATATAATAACAATGGTGACTTAGTTAAAACTACTTACGTGGCAACGCATGAATTTTGCGGTCAAACCATTACAGAAAGCGATGTAAATGAAACTACAATTGCACGTGGCATTGATAATATGAAAGCAAAGGAGAAACTAGCATGAACTTATCAACAGAAAAATTATTACTACTCACAAAACAAGAAAATGTCTTGTCTTTAATATATGATGCAGAAAATACAAGCGAGGGAAAGTATAAATATTCACTTGCTGACTATCTTGACGCCAAGAAAGTTTATAAAGAAGCGGAGATAGACTAAGCGAGATACACCAGGAAGAAAGTACTCAAGAATCACAAGGCCCAAGTGGGCCAAATGTAGACAAGCAATATTCGTGGCCTAATGACGTTGAAGATGATTGCTACCATATGGAGGAAGTACATTGACACATCACGCAAAACAACTCTTTCCAATCGCCTTGCAAGGGTTGCTAGAGATTGGCGAGAAAGGAAAGAAACAACGAGAGCAAAGGGAGCGTGCAAAGCAAGCCAGCAAGGCCTCGTTTACGAGGGCATGCATGCATGCAGGTAAAGAGAAGCAACTTAAACTAAAACTAACAACCACACTATAATTATGAGCAAACCAGCACAAAATATTGATCTATGGAAACAAGCAAACTCAACACTTGCAAATATTGAGGAGGAGTTAAGAGAAGCACGTTTTCATGATAATACAGAATCAATTGAGTATTTCTTGAAGGAGAAAAGAGAGACTCACGCATTACTTACACAACTTGAAAAAGGAACAAAGGAGGAAACATTATGAACGAGAAACAAGAAACACACACACCTGGGCCATGGGCAATTGAAGATGACACGCCAGGAGAAACCACGGGGTTGCGTTTTGCAATCAACTCTAAGGATAACGTCATTGCACGCACAACAGATGGGTGGAAAGAAGCACAAGCAAACGCCCGGTTAATTGCAGCAGCGCCTGAGTTATTAGAGCAGTGCAAGCTGTTTGAGCAATTGCTTAGTACCCTAATCATGGAAGGTCATAGTGGCGCGGATCTCGAAAGAGACAACTTGCGTGCAATCTTGGACAGAGTGGAAGGAGAAACAGCATGAGCAAAGTAGTAAAAGTTTGGACTAAAACTCCACAAGAAATGTTAGACTATATTCTTGAGACAGACAGAACAAATAACATGCATACGCAACCAGATTATTCTCTTAGTTTTTATATTGGAAAAGACCTAGCTTACATTCGTGAGGTTTATGAAGATTACAATGGTATTGAATGTTTAACTGAAGAGGAACAGATACAACTTGGTTATTATAAACTAGAAATTAAAGCATGAGCAAGCAAGACAACCATGACCTTCTACCCAAGCTTGCACTAGGCTTATCGCTCTTCATAGCGCTCAAGTTTGGCACGAAAGTGCTTGCCTGGTGGCAGAAGAGAAACAAGAAACAAATCAACTAAAAATATACAATGAAAACTATATCAAAATACTTAATTCAATATAACCCTATGTATTTTCAGCACTTAAGTAATGGATCTGCATTTTGCGTGCATGGTAATCAATACACTGCTGGCACTAAACTAGAGTTTGAATGTAGTGACGATTATGCATTAATACATCGAAGCCAATGGAATAATAATCTTTCTGAGCATGGTAAAATAACCAATTATTTAGGCATGGAGAAAGATGGTACTGATTCTCGACCGATTAAGTGGCTATAAGTAAAACCATACAAGAAAGGTTTGCTATGACAAATGCATTCCCATGGGACAACACAGACAAAGAGGATCTTGAACAGTTGCAAGCTGTTCTTAAGGAAACAGGCAGAGAAGTAACCTTGCAGGAATTGCAGGAAATGCAGCGTAAAGTAATCTATGAAACAGATCCAAGGTTAGATCCAAACTTTGAGTCTAGTGAAGATTCGTGATTATACGAATACCATAATCAGATTATCAGATAAAATACGCATATCCCTAGAATCGTCAGGAAGGCACTTAAAAAGCGTTTAATTTCTCATGCTCGTACTTTTCTGTATCAATTACAAAACGCACGATTAGATACCTCTACGGGCTTCATATGGCGTCATATGTAATCTTATGTAGTCTGTTTTTACCTTAGAATGGTTTCTTGTCATGCAACCGGGCATCCACTCGTGTTGAGAAACGCCCGGTTGGTTTGGTAAAGGTTAGCTTGGTTGCTCGCACTTCACCATTCCTGTTCTTAGCAACATTGCAAATGATATCATCAGTGGTTGGATCTACTTCTTTCTCACGATGCATGAGAAGCACGCAATCTGCATCTTGCTCTATGCTTCCAGACTCACGCAAGTCAGATAGCATGGGATTGCGATTGGCACTTTCTAATGCTCTGTTGAGTTGAGAAAGGGCAAGCACAGGAACTTCATACTCCATTGCTATACTTTTTAGCTGTCGTGAGATTGCGCTCACCTCTTGCACTCTTGAGTCATGTCCAGGTGAGGAGAGCAGTTGCAAGTAATCGATTACGATTAAACCAAGCTCACCTTCAAGCCTTTGCTTTGCAACAAATGCCTCAATACTTTGCATGGTTGCTTGATTATCATCCTTGAAAGTAATTGGCCAACCTTGCATGGCTTGCACTTGAGTCTCTAGCTTTTGCTTATGTCCTGCATTGAGAAACCCCTTGCCTGTTGGCTTGCGTACTCCACTTGCATTGGAAAGTAATCTTCCGGCACACTCACTTGCTGTCATCTCCAAGCTTGCATAGCTTGCCCGTAAACCACGCTTTGCAGTCTCATATGTCATTTGTATTGCAAGTGCTGACTTACCTACTCCTGGACGTGCAGCAAGCACGTACAAGCTTCCTTTCTTGAATCCACCTCCAAGAATAGAATCTAGCTTTTGCAAGCCTGTGGGTATTGCTTGCGTACCACCTGCATCAACCTCAAGAAATTCTGCAAATGCTTCTTTGCTTGCTGCACCACATGCAACCACACCTTTGCGTTGACTGAGTGATTTAGCAACCCGGTTAACAAATGATTGTGAAATCTCTTCAGCTGGCTTGCTTGCTTTAAGATCATCACTCGCATGAAACAAAGCAAGTTCAACTGCCCGTGTATTCCTGTAATCAATCAGATATTCAATGTATCTCTCAATGCTTCCACCACCATACTTCTCAGATAAAAACAATATCTCATCTTTTAGCTCTGGATGTTCGATGATTAAATCAATCTCATTGCATGGAGATAAGCGTAGGCACGTCTCAAAGATCGTGGAACGATCCATGCTATGAAAGTCATCCTTGGTAAGTGCTTCACCTGCTTGTGCGGTTGCTACTCCAGTTTCATCATGAAGCATGGAGGAGAGAACTGCTTGTTCTGCTAGCTCATAGTCAATCATCCGGGTGTTTTGTAGTTACATCGAAATTTAATCCATGAGTTGTAACAGAATTATCCACGTGGTTATCATAGCCACCATCATTCAACCAGGAGTTTGGATGTTTTGCATAATTTCCTTTAGCATGAAAATGCTCGTTGTATTTATCTGCAACAATCTTGGGATCAAGCTGTGAGAGATCATCCCAATTCAATCTGATAGTCTTTACAACACGTCTTGCAAATTGCTGGTTTTTACATACTTCCCAAAATGCTTGAAACCATGCATGAGTTTCCTCTTTTTTTGCATCCTTATTTTTTGTCTCTGTATTACAGTTCATTATATCTTTAGATATAATAATATTATCTACACACGTGTGCGCGCGAGGTTTGTCAGACAGTGGTATTACATTGGTATTTTGTAAAGTAGGTGCAATGAACTGTGAAATCGCTGCTTTAACGACCTCCGATTTATTCATTCCGGTCATCTTACAAAACATCAATAATCGTGCGTTTGCAATCTCAGTTAATCGAAATGATGAGGAGTAACTTTTTGCTTTTTCTTGTTCTTCTTCTGACATATTTTTATCCTCCTATAATTGCTACCAACCATGCAAAAATCATCCACATCCAGGTTAAGGTTGCAGCGATAAACATTGCGGTAAATATTATTTTATTTATCATTTTATTAAGTAAACTCATGTGTATTTTTATGTAGTTGTTTGTAGTATTTGATCCCGTGGGACAGTACGTTTTGCATGTTTTTTTATGGTTTCTACGGGTATTAGATATGCCTTTTTTGGGTGGCTATCACCTTTGCCTGTAAAAATCCGCAGGGGTGGATTCAACGATACTATCAAGTCTTTTAACTTCCGTGGAGTAATAAATATAAACTCCGTTTTTGTGTCGAAGATCCACCAATCTGCGGTTGTTCCCATCAACCCAGATGGTTTCCCATACATCTCGATTTCCACCACCAAGTTGCCAGAGTAATGCGCCTTCCAATCCTGCTTTACTTCGTATGCTTCCTTAGTATTTGCCAGGAAGAAATCAAAGCCTGTGAACTTACCTGGTATTGCAACAGGTTTATGCCCAAGGGATTGGAAGAACTCAATTAACTCTGCCTCTCTTAGCTTGCCGATGTTAAGACTCGTGTCGAATTCGGTCATGCCTCAGATATTGCAGATCCAACTGCAAGTGCTTGGAAGAATGCAGTGGTTGCTTTCGTTGGCACAACACCACGCACACGCTTCAATCGTTCTTTCTTCTCTTCAAGTGCAAGTTCGTTCTTAATATCACGCCAATACTTTAGTCGATAATAAGTATCTCTCTTGCGATCTTCTATTGCTTCTCTCTCAGTAAATATCTGCTTCTTAATATCACGGCAGTGATCTAGTACTGTATGATACGCCCTTGATACATGGTTGTTATGACATCTTTCATTCCATCTGTTAAAGTAAGGCATACCTTTGTAGTGCTTCATTTTATATATTGTGCGAAATGTGTTTGATTCTCCTATCTGCTGAAACGTAACACTAACTCTGTAGTAACCTGGTTTTTTAATTACCCACGCATTATGACGTATTGCTCCATGACCTGCGTATGGACTTGAAAGTGGGTCACTAACCCACACTTCAATACAATTAAATGGATAATCATCTTTCTCCCATAAAGTGTTTTTGAAATGACGATCTATATCCTCTTGAGTAATGTAAACCAGAGGATCATAACAATATTTTTGCCAATTATCCTCTTCTCTTAATGTATATCTCAAACCTTCCATTTCGTGATCTTTGAGACATCCATTGTGCAATCGGTAAACAAAGCCATAAAACTTAATATCTTTTTTAAAAAAACCTGTCCTATGCCAATGCTTCCATTTGCTTTTTTCTCTATTAGCCTTTGACCTCATACCTGAGTAAGTAACTGCTTGAGTTCTGCTCTGGTTATTTCTGTATTCTTACGAAAGATAATCTTACCCTTCTGTACATAGTAAGGTAGCTCCTGTGGCTTTAAGTCTTCTCTTAGCTTGCTGTCTTCAATATATGCTTTCTGCTCTCTAAGTGTACGTATATTGCCTTCACCACATAACTGCATAGTCTGCTCACTACTTGCATCAAGTATGCTAACCTCCAGCACATCTCCACCAGCAATAAGTAATTTAAACTTCTCACCTTCAAAGACACGATTCTGCAAGCTATAGGGCAGACGCTTTACGATGTTTGTTTTCTTTGCATCTGACATACCACCAAGAATAAGTTTAGGATGTATCCATTTTCTACCAATAGCTTCAAATTGTTTCCATGCTTTGGCAGGTACAATATCACTAAACTCAAGTTGCATTTTATCTGCATACTCTGGATCTTGATCTATTGCTTTTACGTATATCTCTCCGGCTTTTACAAATCCATTAATGCCATTAGTAATCGCATCTTTAAATTCGCTGGTTATTTCATCATAGGTTTTTGCTAATTCTGTTATCATAGTATTTTTGAGTTAGTTAGTTTATGAAGTCCATGACTTCTCGTTTAATAATTTAATTAGGTCTTCAAGTTTGCATGTAAACATGCTCTCCGTGTTATTTTTTCTGTGTATTACGCATGGTGGTTTATCACCTGCATCTCGTATGCTCTGTGTCATCGCAGCATACAGGTTTAATGCCTGGACAT